CGCAGGGCAACCTGCTCTGAACGAGTGACCGGCACCTTGTCGGAACCGAATTCAGAGAAGTAGACGGCGCTGGTATTCCAAAATCCAGCTTTGTGAAGGTTGTTACCAACCTCCACAAATCGTATAACCGTCTCAGGTTTACGCATGTCAAAGAGTACGTCGCGAAGATACGCCGGAGTAATATCAAAACCCCGGTACGCATCCATGCCACATGATTCTCGAAAGAATCCACTGTGGTGCGATTTATCCTCATTAACCTTGAGCCCCCAAATTTCTAAAAGGGCACAAGTAGTGCTAAACTGCGGTGTGGGAACAATAATATCGTCCCCATACACAGTGATTTCCAGTGACGCGTCTCTAACGCTGTTAAGCGTGGGAGAGTGAATCCCTCTGTCCAGGTGCCATGCTACCACACACAGTGCGTAGTAACACAACGATTGGATAGGGAATGTCACTGCAGATCCCTGGTGGGAGAACTTATGCATACGATATGTAGACCCTAGGGCCTCATATGTAGTTGCCCTCGAGGCTGATAAGGCCCTGAGAAGTTCTGGATGGTTCGCAAGAACCTCCTCCACCAGTGAGCAGGATAGTCTGTCAGACGCAGACGACAGGTCGATTGTGGCATAGTAGCCATCAAAAGATCCGCCGCGAGCTCGTTGCTGAGACAAGGTTTGATCCTTGATATCAACGGATCCATAAGTCAAGCTTTTCAGCTTGGATCCGAGCCAGTCTCTTATAGACTGCTGACAAAACATCCTGGCAACAGATTCGCTGCCTATTATCCTAGGACCCTTTAAGGTCTTTGGGACGGCGATAATCTGTACCGGAATCTCTGTATCTACAAAATCGCCCATTGGACGATGTGAGTAGTTCAAGATGGCAAACTCAGCCATCGGGAAAAAAGATTCCAGTCGTGAAGACCAGTCTGGGAAGGAGTACTTATCTCCCCAAGGCATTCCAGCAACGGCACCTGTGCCATGAGCTGGAACCAAGTCTTCAACGTGCAATGCTCCCAATTTTCCGGTGATAAGCCGGAAAACCAAGGAACTCACCCGCGCTATTTCGCGCGGAGTGGGGCCATCATGTCCAACCGTAGCTTCGGGGAATTTCTCCTCTAGTCGTACGGATTGGATCAGATGCCGATCCTGAGCCACCGACATGTAGTCGAATAAACTCGGAAATGGATCGGTAAGAGCCCATGGGTTATCCCAAACTGGTGACATACCAGGATGGTTAGTGCCCACTTCCTTGTCGAGGTCGATGAACGCTTGCTTTGCGTCTCTTATAACCTCGTCGGAGCATTCTCTAACGACCTTCTTAAACATAAGAAGTAGCTGCCTAAGAAACAGCAAGTCGTTAGGATCTGGGTCAGTTGAAAGGTTGCCCTCCTCATCAAATATTACCCTAAACAAAGGGTTAAATATCCGAGGAAGGTTAGTGCCGGGCATAGTGCCTAGCACAGATCTCAAAGAACTTAAATCCACCCTTTCGGATGAAAGTGCTCTATCGATCTCCTTGCCACAGGAAGGGAAGTCTTGGTAGACGACCCTCAATCCCCTGTTGGCGATCAGTTGACCAATCTGATTCACCGATCGCTCTATTAATGCGTCGGTAAAACAAGCACTCCCGGAATAGTCCCGAAGGACTTCCCGGTACATGCAGAGTACTAGTTTCACTTCCTTTTTCATCGTAGGCTCCTTTTTCGTTTTGGAGTGTATCAATGGAAGGCATAGCGAATACAGTGTACCCAAGCAGCATCGAAAGTATGATGACTGCCAATAGCAGGCCAAGGCGCATATTAACTTTGCGCTGAGCCGTAGACGTCGGTTGCATTTGCAGCAACCCAGGTCCGCAGCGAGTCTGCCAGATCCACCACATCAGTGGTGTCCTGCTTGGAGGCTTGGGATTCGACGCGTTCGTAAACGCGATTCTTATCCACAACGGCCCCCAGTACGTCGTACACAGTTGCCCAAAGGGTAACAACATGCGACTCACCTTTGCCCGTAGATTTGGGCGCAGTGTGACCGATCTGCAATTTCAGATCAAGCAGGTCAGATCGAAATCCAAACTCTCCCGACGAGTCGGTTGAGGATGGACCATAGATCCGATCGAGGGTATATGCTACCGTCTTATATGTGACGGTTTGTGTATTGCTAAGCATGGAAGGTGTCCTTTCTAGGATTGACGGGCTTTTCACAGCCCTGTTAAAGACCAGTTAGGCCGTACTTTGTATGTTGACTCAGTTACGGATGGCGCCACCTTTACCCGTCAGGGCAAGGGAAGCCAAAATTCCGATCTGAGTCGAATCAAGGAGAGGATAACTCACCGTAGGAAAATTATACGGTTGTATCCAGTGCTTTCTACGCTTCCGCACGTACTTCACGTCGGAAGTGGCAGGTCCCAACATACCCGTGGCAAGTTGCCATTGGATCGTTGCACTGCAGGAGTCTTGCACCATTATATTAAGATTGGTGTAGGTACCCCTAAGAGAGCCTCGTGTCTGGCCGATTAGCTCACCGAAGTTGGTGAACCAGTCGACTAACCATGAAAACGGGATCGCATTCCAGGCAAAATCTAAATCAAGATAAAGCCCTGCAGTGATCTTTGCTGCGAGCTTTCGCCTATCTAGCAAGATAGGTGGCAGCTCGGTTAACAGCTTTGCGTTCATGGTATACCAGATCGTCCTCGTCCCATTCCAGGGAATCGGGCCGCTTACTGCTTTGGCCATTTGTAGGCCAGTGCAGTCTACATGCGGGTTACTCCAATAACTAGAGTCCGTTGTGTAGTTGCCCGTGAGGTTGCTAGACCCCAAACTGCGATGCAGTCGGGTCCCTTCCGCTAATTCCTGTAAGTGCTTAAGTCTTCCAGCTACGAGAGCTGTGAAATCCATGAGCTTTATCAGGTCATCTATCATTGGCTTGATGCCAAAACGATAGGCCAAGTTATTTTTACCTAAACTTGGAGCGGAGAGCAAACTAGCACGATCATCATCCTTCACGTGTTTATAGAAGGATCGTGTATGCCGCATTAGCTCTGGGATATCTTTTAGCTCAAATACAAAGAGCGGAAGATCAACGCTTGCCCTGTTAGGGTTTGCGTTTGCTAAGGCACTCGACATGAGTGCATCCCAATCAACGCTAGGAACCGAAAAGACGGTTCGCGGTACTGGATAACCTCCAGCCGGTAAAGCTTCACCAGCTTTTATTTGGCAGAATTCTCCGCCAAATGGTGAGCCCGGCAGTGGGTGACGCCAAGTTCCGTTAGTATGGAACTTGTCGTTTGCTGCCTCGATGTGTTCTACATCGAGATCAGAATCCACATATGGAAGTCCAGCATAGTCTTGACATATCGATTCGTCGTGGTCATTCACATCGCAATACCTCGCGGTGTGATTTTCTACGACATACCCGTAATATAAACGGGAATAGTACCCAAGTGTGGGACCATTCGATAGTTGAGACCGTACACGGTATGACCGAGTCATGAGTTACTCCTCTTTGAGGCGCAGAATTGCGACTAATCAAATTTCTTTGACAAGCTGACCCCGCCGGAATGGCG